GGCTCCCCCGGCAAGATTCGAACTTGCGACCCATTGATTAACAGTCAACTGCGCTACCGCTGCGCCACAGGGGATTAAGGAAACACAAGGTTTCCAACGACTCAAGTAGGATTCGAACCTACGACCGACTGCTTAGAAGGCAGTTGCTCTATCCAGCTGAGCTATTGAGTCATTTGAACTTTCATATTATACAGAAGAAAGTCAGATCCTGTCAAGCATAATACGCTTTGTAGTATGCAACAATTCCAGAAGTATTTACATTACCTTGAGAAACCCAGTCATGAGAACACTCTGTAATCGATTTCATACTATACTTTGGTTCTCCGTTTTGGTTAAGTTCTGAACCAAATCGTTTTAGAAGGAACTCATAAACTTTTTGTCTAAGTTCCATACGATCATCACTGTAACGCCAATCATCGTTCATGAAAATTCTCCGATCCACCTTGGAAGTTTTCAGATCCACCAATAGGATTTAGTTGAAGAGTAGTTGAACCACTCTTAGTTGCGATCTGATACATTACCTCATGGATATTATCAGGTTCGACAACTTCTCCAGATGCTTTACGTTCTTCAACCTTCTCAATTTCCTGACGTTTGAATTCAGTTTCTTGAACCATGTAATCTTGACCTTTTTCAGTCACTACAGGTTCATTGAACCATTCATCAGATGGAGAAATTACTGGAGCAGGAACGCCAATATGGGATTCATAGTGACGTTTAGCATCGGCAATAAATGTCTCTGCATCATCTTTTTTCGTCCAGGAATCATCAACACAGTCATTCTCAAATTCAGAATCTGGAATGAAAATTTTTCGAAAACTATCGATTGCCTTTTTAATCATGTCAGAACCAGTTTCTTAGTGTAATCGTATGCATATTGTTGACGATATCCTTTGATACCCCAACCTAACCAATAATAAGCGGCAACCATATATTGGTCAACCGTGCGGCCCATTCCTTCAAATTCTGGAAGGTAACGTTGAAAAGTAGACTCATTGATCATATACATGGTTTGACCCTCTAGTGTAGAAGGATCATAACCATAACGTTTGGCAAATTTACCAAGGTTATTATAACGACCAATAGAAGTCCATTGAATTAAACCATAACCACCAGAATGACATTGGTTGTAAGGAACTCTTGCACCACCTTCACAAATGTTGGGGATGAAGTTACTTTCGGACTTGATGTTACCCATGATCGTAGCAAGTGCATTACGATCTGCGATTTTGGTTTTTTCTTGAAGTTTTTCAAGAACATACTTTTCGTTATAAGTACATCCAGGGCACTTCCAAGTCTTTTCCACCACTTTAATAGGAATAGCCTTCTCTTTATTGACACTTACATCAACTGGAGGAGGATTTTTGATCTCACTGATTAACGGATAAGCGCAAGCAGCGGGAACAAAAGAAGCCAACAAAAGTGGCAGAAGTTTTTTGATCATTTAATTAATAAAACTCGACATCCGTCACGGGAATTAAACTCCCCACACGGCTCAAAATGTTTATTTAGTCCATACTACAGACTCGAAACTTTCTTTAAATTCTTCGTAAACTGCACAAGCATTCAAATAATCACCCATAGACACGAGATCATGGATTCTATCGATGATGCTGTCCTTAAGAACCTGAGTCTCATTCATCATTTCCTGTTCCATGAAAATAGTCCTTCCTGTAGTAACGACCGAGAACATTAGAATTGTAGAACGCGGGTTCCCCATTGTCAAGCGATTCGGTCAGGACATTCTGAACAAACAACTGACGGGTCTCCTCGTAGTTTACCTTTCCTAGTGTAGTATGTAGACTTAAAATTTCTCTGGAGAAGTTCAGTTTTCCGTACTTCTTTATATCGTCTTTTAATTCAGGACAAGAACCATAATACTTTTTCCAATCAGATTCTTGTTTTACCTTACGTTTTTTTCCTTTAGGTTTTCGGAACGACCAAAAATACTTTCTACCAATGTAACGTTTGCCGTTGGACTTATTGGTAATGAGATAAACAAACCCAAAGTAGTCCCCAATATCATCACTACTAAAACATTTGCAATCGCTTCCGAACGTCCATGGGTTTTCATAGTTCATAAAGCATTAATTAATAAGCTTTATTTAGATATATCCCTCTAAAAGTTTTTGATTATCAATAAAATTGATTAATAGTTTAGCCCAGTACTTATGATATAGTTCTGGATAATGCATACACCATCTGTCTTTATGTTGAAAATGTTTATACACTGGATGATGAGTAGCTAACTGCCAATAAGAATACTTGACTGCATACTCATTGGATATATTTGGATGATAAAATGTTCTAACCGAATCATGATGACCTAAAAAATTTCTCTTATCAATTCCTTCCCAGTTACCATAAAACCAAGATACACTCGTATGAAATACAAATGGTATATTGTTATTTTTACAGAAATTCTGAATTTTTTTTATAATCAAAATAGTTTTTTGCATTAATTGAATATCAGAATTGTTGATAATATATTTTTTATATCGAAGTAATGGTTCTTCAGGGTAATAAAAATCAGAGTTTCCGTTTAATTGATTTAAAGCACTAGGAGTAAAATGAAGCCATGAATCTTCCCACTTATAAGCCATTCTCCCAACTTCTGTGAAATTACATAATACAAAAAGAGGTATGTCTTTATTAACTAACCCAGGCATTACTTCATAAAATTTTTTTAACATCCATAAATTACTACCACCACATTGACCAAAATTTAAACAATCAAACCCATAATGATTTGCAATGTGAGATGGATATGCTTTTTTATGGCAAGATTCTGACCATTGAATTTCTATCTCAGCTCCACTAGTATGACTATCACCAAAAGCAATCAGAGTTCTGGTCATTTGTAAATAAAAGGATCTCTCTTCTTTAATTGTTTAACTCTTTTTTGATAGGCTCTTTCTTTTTTCCAATTTGCAAAAAGGTTCAATAATTTTTTAATCATAAAAGCTCTCTAATATCTAATAGTCTTATTTATCTTTTGAACCCTGGCAGAGTTATTGTAACCATAAAAAAAGAGTCCGTCAAGCGGACTCTTAAAACTTAATGATTTCAAACTATTTTCCCATTGCAGCGTCAAGAGCAGCAGCTCTGTTGCCTAGTTTACCAGCGATTCCAGTATTTGAACTAGTTTTAGTTGGTGTTTGTTTCTTAGCCATTGGATTCTTAATACCGAGTCTTGGATGACCAATGTATCCGTCTCCAGCCTGTCCACCCAGAACTTCATCAATCTGTTCACCTTCTACTTGAGTTTCCTCTTTCTTGGCTTTGCGAGCTTCAATTCTCTTATTAAGTGCCATGATATCTTTGATGCTCATGTTACCAACTCCAGTGAAACCTTCCTTAGAAGGATCTGATTGTTTCTTGGAATCATCCTTGTAACCACCAGCAGAACGAGCAGCACGACGGTTCTCGTCTACATACTCAGCTTCTTCTTTCTTGAGGTTTGCCTTACGATACTCAAGATCTGCACGAGTACCCTTGTCCATCTTACCTTGGGATTTTGGTTTGGTCTTACCACCTTCGTCAGGTTGAGAACCAGGATTTTCTGCCTTGACTCTGCGACCATGGGTGTATTCGGCACCAGATTGTTTGTCATCACCAGAAACCATCTTGCCACCAGGAGAACGGTCTCTCTTGTATTCGTCAGAGGATTGTCCGTGTTTGCCCTTGTAACGTTCTACAATGTCATCTTTCCACTCTTCACTCATGTTTGTCATGATCACAAGTGCATTCTCTTCAGTCTCTGCATAACCTTCATCTAGGAGGTGACTTTTGATAATGTCGAAAATGTCCATAGTATCCTCTTTTAGTGGTTTGAATTTCGTATTTGCAGCAGATTTTGTGGGAGCTCCTGCAACTGGTTTAAAAGTTCCAGAAACTGATGCTGGATTTGGTGCAATTGGCTTTGGTTTTGTTGCAGATCCAAACTCGGATCTGTTTCGACTAGCTTGACCAATCTTACTAGTATTTAGAATTTTCTTAGCATTAGGAGACTTGGCAATACTATTAATAGCAGCATTTCCTCTAACTCTCTCAAGTTCTGCTTTGTTTCTTCCAGGCATATCCTTCATCAGAGGATTTGGAGTCTTTGGTTTTGCAAAGTCTTTACCATACTTAGCTTGGTTTGCTTTCATACCAAACTCTTTTGCCTTTGCAGGATC